CTTCCGAACCAAGCAGCGAGACGATTGATCTGCGGCTGGGCAGCGATGTCAAGACCAAAAGTGGTCTTCAAGCCTTGCTCCAACAGCCGGCCGAACCCGAGTTGATAAAACATATTTAACGCGGGTTCTATGGCAATCAATCGACTTGTGCCGACGTCTTTCGGGACGAAGGAAAACCTACTACCCTCACAAAGAGCTATCTCCCCGTACGCGAGTTCGCGATTGGAATCCGCGTCGCGCCAAAGGGAAAGGTCGTCTCTCTGTAACGCATATAAGTAATGCGTTTTGAGAAGGCCGTTCGTACACAGAAGAGGCGAGGAAAATAACTTCGTATAGAAGTCACTACCTCGTGCCCCAACGCTAGCCCCCGGACCGGTCCTGCCTTCATCAAAGATGGAGTCAAGTTCGGTGTACGGGGATCCAGTGTTCGTTGGATAAAAGAAAAGATACAGCAGTTGTTTAAACTGCCCCATCAACTCTTCATCTAACGATGTGTTCGGAGCGAACTCCCAGTTCGCACAACGCATATTTGCGTCGTGAAACTTTCGGGTAGCTACAGCATCCTGATCAGCAGACGTCCTATTAGAAGTATATCTATACTTCTTCAAGAACGACTTGCCTATCATTAGTGCTGCAACCTCCTTAGAGTTCATCTCCGGTGTCCAAGAGTCGCCAACCTTAAGATTGGAACTCTCAATGACACTATTAACGTCCTTTTCTAGGGCCTTAAAGAGCACATCTGGCGATACCGCCATAGCAGTGTACCTCAAGTTTAAAGTTACGGAAGTAACGTCGCGACTTCAGTCAGTTTATAAAAGTCTACTGACTGGCCAGCTGAGCCGACGAAACAGAGTCCAAGCAGATTAAAATCCGCTCCAGATCCTGATTCGCCTTCAAAGCTGACATCACGGCAGCAAGAATCACGACAAAGGTAAAAACCTTCTTCGTCTTTTTGCCACGCGCAATCATGAGAGTCCTCCATGGACATTGAAATGTCCTACTAGAGAACGCCCGTGATAATCGCGTCACCGTGCTCGTTGCTCTGTTCCCACAGAGCACCGATAAGAAGCGACAATGCCGCACGAACACTTTCCGGATCCGCCGTATCCGCTCCTGCTGGCACGTCTATTTGTAGACGAGCCACCATTACGCGTTTCGGCTGGCCGGCAAGTACGTCGACGCCCTTACGGACGCTTACGTACCAAGTGTTCATCGGCACACTTCCGAGCTGCCCGTTCGCTTGCAGCGCCGGCAAGGTCTTAAGGACCTTGGGGCGGGTAGCAAGTAGTGTGAACGGGTTTGAGGGACTGCTCACTTCGACACCGGTTTGTGTGCCGCCCAGAGTTGTAACAGCTCTGGCAACCCCATTACTATCCGGAGCAACATCTGTTGCCAACGTATAGGTAGGGGAGGTGAGACCGGTTTGAGGAGCACCGGTAACCGGAGAGGCAGGAGCCCACGTCATAGTGGTTGTATCCTATAAGAAGTTAAGTTACCAACGAAACTTACCATCAATAGCTTGAGAGACTGCAAGGGCGGCTATATTTAGCCACTTCTTGCTGCCTGAACCAGGCAATTCCAGAACTAGCCCAGGTATAAAAGACCCGGTATAACTAGCTCTGTTAACAGTCTTTCTAGTCAAGATGGCACTGGGAGCGCTGAACGTGAATGACTGATGGAATGTATCATTCTTCCACAAGCTCGCATCTGCGGTCAAGTGGTAGTCTGCTACTGACTCTCTTATAATGGTTTTGTTTTTCCATGATAGAGAGACTCCAAGGTTACTCACGGACGTGACTATATCACCAACATTGGTGAAATAGTCAATCAGAAAGGACCAGGGTACCAGTTCCCATACCGTCGGAACAAAAGATAAGGGGTTAAGCCCCACCTTCTGTAACGTAGGTACGTTCCCGGGTACTGAGATCCTTATGGCACCTCGGTAAATCACGATGACGCGACTTACTTCGGTATGTTGGAGCTGCCAAGCCAACCCACCATTGCCGTTACCGGCCGGTGGATAAGCAACACTAGACTCATCAACTCCTCGCGCAGTTACGCGCTTAGAGCTCGGATGATCCGTATTCTTCATAGTAAAATCAACGAGGGTGTTAACCCCAGATTTTATGTCTGAGAATAGAGGAGTCCAGTGAAAAGCATGCTCCAGCCACAAATCTGCCACAGCCTTGGTAAAGTACTTCCGCAAAGCGGCCGTACGTCGATGAGCATCACGAAGAGCTTTCGCTCGACGATGATACAAATCGACTAATTTACGTAAGGATTCGGCAGGATGCCTGATACCGTGTATAGTTTTCGTCAGCTCGCCAAGAAAGACACCACCCTCGAAAGAGGTTTGTGCCGACCTGACTTTCTGATTAAACTTACTCAGCGCTTTGTTGTTTGCTACTGTCTCTACCAAAGAAGCGGGATCAGCAGGCCAGTCCGCGCCTAGGCCAAAAAAGCCGTCGGCCAACCACCTATGAGTCGCTGAAGGGGAAGACTGAGAATTCGTCTTCCTCCATTCAACCATAAAGCCAGGAATGGCTTTTATGGAACGATTCACCACCTGAAGTGAAGTTGTGCAATCTTGCCCTAACTTCATCGCTTGTCTCCAATTGGGGATATTATCCCCTTTCGTAACCGTATCGGTCCATTTAAGGACGGGAGAAGCCTCGGTTGAGGTTTCCTCCGACCCGTCAACGAATATCCGATACATACGATAATGAAGAGTTTGCGACTTCGGGTACTGGGTGGTAGTGGACATAGTCTGCTCCGATTCTAGGTAGAGGTAGAGGGCGCAAGCCCGAAGGGAGCTCCGTGAGGAGC